CGATAGTACTCCATCGCCCATTCTCTTTCGGCTCTGTCTTCTTCAGCACAAAAGCGATCAAACTCTAGTTTTTTGACGAAAGCTCTATACTTTGGGTATGCAATTCCGATCACGATAACCTTTGTTATGACCAGTCCTGTTACGACCGCATACCTTCTAGCATTACGCCTGAAGTGGTTCTTGATCTTGCTTACTCTTGTTTCAGCTCTTTCTTCTTCATTCTCGCTCATTTCGTTCTCCTTTCTGAGCGTTCTCTCATTATAGGAGGTGTGGAATTTGCGAAAAAACCATAGCCCTTGTGGACTATGGCTTTTCTTTCAGTTCTCGATCAACTTCTGCAACCGCAGATACTCCAGAAACGCATCTGTGTCCTCGATTGTCCTCTTGATGCTGGCGATCCTGTTCTTGCGCGCCTTCCGAATCCGGTAGCGACGCATGCTTTCACGTCCAGCAATGAGCACTGCGAGTCCACCGACCGTTCCGATCAGTATCTTCTTGTCTTGATTGTTCATCTCATTACCTCCTATTATAGGAGGTGTAGATTATGCGAATTGTTCTCTAGAAATCTCCCCCCGGGGATTTTTTGGCCTTGAAAACGGGAATTCCTTCGGAAAGGCCTCTGTAAGCCTCTAGGAGACGAGAAGCGAATTTTCCGCACCCAACATACCCCCCAACCCTGTTTCGTCGCTTAGAACGCATTCTAGAGGGGTGTTTCTAACGAAAAGGGCAAAAAATATAAGAATTGACCGACAAAAACAGAAAGGCCATGCTGAATTCTCTTCAACATGACCTCTCCGTCTTTGTTCAACCCTTTCGGTTGATCGTCCTCTTGTTACCTCGTTCTGAGGAACATCTGTTTTGCGTTGGACGTCACGACATGCTTCTGTTCGTAGGCGACCATGATGAGGATTCCCGCCAAGTTTCCCGCAACGATGGCCATTGTGTCGCTTGTTACCGGCTTCCGAGCATTCTCGCTCTTCATCCGGCTCAATCGTTCCAATTGATCCATCAGTTTCAGGAACTCTGGGTCTTCCACACCATAGGTGCGCATTCCTTCCAGAACCTTCTCGATCGGTTCATCGTAAATCGATGTCCGCTCCTTCTTCAGTAGCTTGAACACGACTCTCCTTTCTAGTTTCTCCTATTATAGGAGTGGTGAAATATGCGAAAGGCGAATCAAACTTGCTGCTGAAGTACCTTGAACGAGATGCGCTCTTCGTCCGCCAACTCTTCCGGATCTGCGTGCAGCACGAGAATATACCCGGCTGCACCACCACCATCCTGCTTCACGACGAATTCACCGTGCAGATCTCTGTCTGACGCCAAATATCGCTTCCTGCTCTCATGAACGAGCCAACCATAGAGCAATGACAGGAGCGCAATGCCCCCGAGCACATACTTAACCGCTGGCAAGTCCACAAAGAGCGAAGTAGTGAAATATAGCGCTGAACAGACCGGAAGAATGAGCATGACGAACGTCTTGGTGAATTCGTACGCCTCGTTGGTGAGAATCGGCCTTTTTCCATCTGGACGCATTATGTCTCCTTACGTTCCCAGAATTTCCAACGTCGGATGTGAGCTTTCTCCCGTTTCGTCCTCAATCTCCACATACTCCACAACCCGCATCGTCGCAATGGGGCCGTAACTGCTGTCAACCGACACAATGTCGCCCATGTTGTAATCACGGCGATATGCATAAGTTGGCGTACGTGAAATATCGGTACGAGAGAGCTGGAGGCGCTTTTGGGCCTGTAGGGCCTGATTGCCTCGAGTGGTCATGGCTGTGCGTACTGACGTAAGGGTCGCTCCTGTCGGAATAACGTCGTACACGCCATCGATGTCTGATCCGTCAACGAGAAGGACTCGTCGATCGAGGCCGGTCTCCGGTCCATGCACCATTTGCTCGACATAGCGCCCTGAGACGAGAGCCGAGGTCTTGAGTTTCTTGATGGACCAGAGGTAATCGGCCGAATCGATGTCTCCGTTTTTGGTGGAGAAGACCACTTGACTACGACGGTCGTCACCGTCATGGATGAGAAGCGTCGCATTGGCTCCTGGCTGTGGCAGGCCGGCAACATTGTGAGGACGAATTCCCCGTAATCCAAGGTCGTTGACCTCGAGAATATCGAGAAGCTCTTTCATCACATTGTTGCGCTTGACAGTTCTCGCCTCACTGACACCTGTGCCGCTCACATCGTTCGCACCGACCAGAGACGGAATTCCATCACCAGCATTGATGACGGTGCCTACCCGAATATGATCATTGATGAGCGTTGTGCCCTGAATCCACGTGTAGTTGGCTGGCAGAGTGTAGAGCGAAACGCTGATGCTTGCAGGAGGAGCGGCCCAGTTGTTGTTCTGACCGACGATACGCCCCTCAAGAAGTGTCTGCAGGCTTCGACCAGTTACGGTCAGCAGTGGATCTTTGTCCTCCTCCTCGGCAATCTGGTGATTCTCCACCACCATGACCTCGAGAGTCTTGTGATGGGAAATAAGAGTACCGAGGGGGAGGAACTCACGCAGACCTGAGCTCAGTTTGGCCTTGATCTCGAATTCGCCAGGATCTCTGTACCTCTCCGTCCAAGAGGCACTGTCCCATTCGTCGATCGTTTGTCCACTCGTGAACGTGTTGGGGTCGTTGAATCGGAATAGATCCATTACACCCCCCAGTACGCCACGTCGAATCGCAGTTCCTCCCAGGTCATCGCTGCCAGATTCACGAAGTGGAATTCGTTGAATCCAGGGAAGATGAGTGGTTGAACCGATGTTGGGTCGATTCGGTCGAGAAGGTGCGTTGTCACACCACTTCGAACCATGTACAAATATCGATTGGTGAACTCGCTCGAGAAGTAGATCACATCATTTGCCAAGAAGCTTGACGTCGGTGTGACCTTGAAGTCCCATGTCGGATTCGTTGCCTTGTCCTGAATCGTGAAGCTCGCAAGCGTGCTCTTGATCTTGAACCGCATGGTGAATCCGTGAGGAGCCGTCGAGATGCTGTCTGCAATGACGATCGGGTTCGTTGTGGGAAGGTCATCCACACCCATGACGACTGGGTTGATTCCCCTGAACATCGGGTCATTGCATCGGATTGTGATCTGAAGTTCAGGTGTCTTCGAGAAATATGGCACCTCGAACTTGATCAGGTGGCCGTCGATCTTGGCGACGGTAGCTGCACCAGAGATGAACTGGAGTGTGAGTTTCCCCGATCTCGTTGCCGAGATCACTCGGTACAAGTTGTCCCGAATATAGGAGATGGACTCATTGAGGTTGAACCGAGGGTTCAAGACAATTCGAATGATGATGTCTCGAGCCTTCAGTCTGAAGTCGTAGAACCGATCCGACCCATCCTTGCTGAAGCCGTAGAACCGAGGAGTGATCTCCTCTGCATCCAGACCGACGATCGTCCGCACCATGTACGGCGACTGAGAAGACACATTCCGGAGATCGAAGCTGATAGCCTCTGACTCATTGGAATATAGACTGACACTTGTCACTCTCATGGGATTGCCAGCTCCTCCTTCGCCATCGTGATCTGATTACGGGTTTGCTTGTAGATGTCACCCGTTGACAGCTGCGTTGGGGCGTTGATCGTCTGATTGAATACGACATCACCACCAGGGGTGGCTCCTGCCTCTGCGGTCGGCTCCTCGACTGGAGTCGCTGTCCTGGCGATCGTCTGTGCCTGAATATACGCTGGATTGAACGGGATGCTGGCTGTTGGCATCATGCCACCGATCAATTGCGCATCTCGTTGCACCTGCGACAAATCAAGCACCGGCGTAATTGTCGGACTTGTGATCTCCACAGCGTTGACCATCTCACTGAATTTCTTCAGCTTGCTCTGAACGCTGTCTGTCATGGCTACGACTTGTGATACGGCTTGCTTCTCTGGGTTGCTGTTCTCCTCGATTCCAACAGCCATACCTTCCATCATCAGATCACCGATCTCCATGAACAACTTCGATGGAGAGCCAATGCCCAAGAAGCTGGCTACGCCACCAACAGCAGACCGAAGTCCACCGACAATGGATTGACCAACTCGAGCAACCTTTCCAGCGAGTCCGAACGTCATACCGTCGATGATCGCACCGACGAGACGAGTACCAGCGGACCGAAGTTCGCCAGAGTGAGACTCGACGGAGGAGGCCAAGCTGTCCACGAATGTGACAACTGTGTCCATCGCTGCGTCCGCAATATCAGAAGCAGCCTCACCAATACCGGTGATCAAGTCAATGATCATGTCGGTACCAGCTTGGATGATTCGCTGTGCTTCGGCTCCAACCGATGTGATGAACTTCGTGATCATCGTTCCGACAGCTGTGACGATCTTCTGCAGATTGTCCGTCATGCCTTGAAGGAACTTGACCAGGGCGTCTGTACCAGCCTTTGCCACCTTTGTTGCGTTGTTGCCAACAGCAGTGACGAAGCTGGAGATCATCGTTCCAACGGCATTCACAACCTTGATGAGATTGTTCGTGATACCGCTGAGGAATTGGATCAGTGCATTCACACCAGCCGTAACAATTCGTCCAGCGAGACTGGCAACTGTCGTCAGGAATGTTGTGATCATCGTGACGACGGCTGTCGCAACCTTTGCAAGGTTGTTGGTAATACCGCTGAGGAATTGGATGAGCAGGTTGATCGCTGCGTCGATGATTCGTTGACGTGCCGCAGCAACCGTATTGATGAACGTGATGATGAGATTCAAGATCGCATCAACGTACTGGGGCATAGCCTCAGTGATACCGTTGATGAAGTTGACAAGAATCTCGACGCCAACCGTGACGAACTGTTCGATGTTGTCTCGAATAGCGGTCAACAAGGCAAGAATCAAATCTATACCCAGCTGAACGATGTTCGGGATCAGCGAACGAATCGTATCGATGATTGTTGTGAATATGGCGTAGAGAGCCTCGCCGATCTTTGGCATGACCTCAATGATGAGTTGCAGCAGTTCCAAGAGGAGCAGCTTGAGTGCTTCGACGAGAACCGGTAGACCCTCGACGAAGGTTGTGAGGAATTCCAGTAGCGCAAGAGCCATCTCCTGCGCCAGCAGCTGCATGCGCATGGACAGTCGATCTGCGAGATCCAACATTGTTGTGACAAACGTTGTAACGGTTCGCACAAGAATCTCCAGCGCCTTTGCAAGCGCCAAGATGCCGATGCCAGCCAAGGCCAAGCCCGCTCCAAGGAGCACGATTGCAACGCCCAGAGCGAGTAGTGCTGCGATAGCACCAGTCGCCATTATTGCGTACGCAACCGCTGCAAGGACTGCCAAACCAGCAGCCAAAGCGACAATTGCGGTGATGATTTGCGCAATACTGAGCGAAGCCAACGTCTTGATGACTGCTGCTAGAGCCAAGAGCGACACAGATATGATGGCAATCGCAACCGCACCAGCAATAGCTCCACTCATTGCGTGTGAAGCAACTGCTAGCACGAGAAGCGCCAACGCCATAGCCGTGATGCCCTTTGCGATTTCACCCCAGGACATGCCACCGAAACTCTGCAGTGCCTTTGCGATGATGTTGAGAGCAACGGACACCACAAGAAGACCTGCCCCGGTGAGGAGCAGATTCCCTGGCATCAGCTGCATTCCCAACGCAATTGCCACGAGTCCAGCGGCAACACCGGCAAGTCCCTTCCCCAACTGACCCCACGACATGGCAGCAAATGCTTCGACAGCGTTTGCCAAGATGCGTAGAGAGGTGGCGATAAGGACCAATCCGACGCCCTGGAGTGCGATGTTCTTCGGCATGAGCCGCATGGCTCCTGCAATGATCATCAAACCGGTGGCAATACCGAGCATCCCCTTGCCCATCTCGCCCCAACTCATCGTCGCAAACACCTTGACGGCGAGTGCGAGGATGTTGAGGGCAACTGCGATGGCAAGCAGTCCGACTCCCATCCGGATCATTCCACCGCTGGTCTTTGACATGATGGCTGTTGCTACGGTTAGAACACCGAGCAAAACGGTTACACCAATTAACCCCCGGAGCAATTCTCCCCAACTCATTGTGGAAAGTACTTTGACTGCAACCGAAAGAATTAGCATGGCGGATGCCAACAGGATGAGACCACCGGCGATAATTCCGAGCTTCGCTGCTGACATGGTGCTGAACCCGGCCTTGTTTAGCAGGGTAAATGCACCAATCAGCTGACCGAAGCCGACAGCCAGAGCCGTCATTGCCTTGGTCAAAGCTGCAGAATCGATCATGGATAGGACGACTACCGAAGCGGTGAGGATGCCGATCGCAATGGCGATCTTCATCAAGGCTTCTGCTTTGAGATTGGTCTGCATTGCGCCGAGAACACCGGTGAGCTGATCGAGGGCTTGTGTGATGCCCCCAAATATCCCTCCGGTGAGATCGATACTGAGACCGTTCTTCATGAAGTTGCGCAGGATGAGGACAAGACCACCGAGCAAGCCCGTATTGATCGTGTCCAATGCCTTGTTGAAGTCGCCTTCGCTGAATGCTTCTCTGAACTTGTCGCCAAGCTCACCGAGCCACTTGGATACCTGTTCCCAAATATCCCCGAGGACCTCACCGACACGACCGAACAACTTGCCGAGAACTTCACCGATGCTTCCGAGCGTCTGTCCGAGATTGTCGAATCGAGCAGATATGCGATCAACCGCTCCCTCTGCGCCGCTCTTTGCACCGCCTGTGAGGATGGCGAAGAACTCTCCGATGAGTCCAATCAACTCACGGACAAACTTGGCTGGGCCCTTCACTGCAGCGGTCAGACCTTGGAAGAACTTCTTGATTCCTCCGGCGTCGACAAGATGCTCTCGGAGCTTCGAGAAGAAGTCACCGATGTTCGCCAGGCCCTCCATGATCTTGCCTTCGCCCAGCCCCAGTAGCTCTGAGACCAGACTGGCAACGAACTTGACGCCTTCCTTGAGCACCTCCCATCCGATTCTCAGGATGGAGAAGAAGCCTGCGAACGCACGTTGGATTTTCTCGAGTGTCTCGGCAGACGGCGTGAGCCTCTGCATCAAGTCTCCAAAAGCTCTTGTGAGCTCCATCAACCGCTCAGAGGTCATTGCAGGAAATGCTTCCCGCCATGCTGCTCCGATTGTGCGCATGATCTTGCCGAGGGCCTCGAATGCAGTCTTCAGGCCGATGATGAGACGGTCTCGACCGCCCATGTCCTTCCAGCCTTGAAGGAGCTCGTTCCGAGCATCTGAAGAGCGCTTGACGAAGTCGCCAATCGATGCTCCGATGCCGCCCCACAGTTCCTTCGCCTCATCAAAGTTACCGATGATGATCTCGAAGGTTTCCGACCATCCGGAGCCGATGGCTTCCTTTGTAGTCTGAATGAGCTGCGTGAACGTCTTGATGTCCTGAGCGGCTGCGAACGCCTTCTTACCAATCTCGGTCGTCTCATCGGCGTAGTCACCGAGGGTGTTGTTGAGCACCTCAGTAGTCAACCACTGATCGGTCAGAGACTCGTTGAAGCCCTTCGTAGCAGAGAGAGCGTGACCACTCATGGTCACATACTCTTCGCCCTGCTTCGTCAATGTTCCTGCGGCAACTGCTGCATCGATGAGCTGCTGCTTGAATTCAGCAGTACCCATGTTGGCAAGTTCGATGGACTTCCAGTCAATCAACTGGACGTAGCCCTTCGACAGAGCCTGAGCGAAGTTGTACATCGCTCGAGATGCTTCTTCGGTGTTTGCTCCGGAGACCGCCGCCACGTTTGCGATACCCTGGATTGACGAAACAGCCGTATCCAGGTCCACACCGGCGTTTGTGAACTTACCGATGTTCGTCGTCATGTCAGCGAACGAGTAAATGGTGCGGTCCGAATACTCGTTCAGCTCACGGAGCTTTTGGTTAACCACCTCAAGGCTCTCACCCGAGCCCGCCATGATGGTTTGAATCGATCCGAGCTTGAGCTCGTACTCCTGAAAGCCCTGGATGAGGGGGTCAAGAGCAAAGGCCTTGGCCATGCGGAGACCGGCATCGACGGCCTTGTTGACGATGTTGTTGATGACGGTGAATGCTGTTGCACTCAGTGCAGAGAACTTCTGACTGATGCCTTCGATAGCGCTGGCCATGCCAGCCAAGCTGAACCTGTTGGCGTCTGCTTGGACTTTGTCCAACCCGTTCTTGGAGCCGACTTCGGAGATCGACTTGTCCAGCTTCTCGATGCTCTGGATTGTCGACCCCATCTTCCGTTCGAAGGAAGCGTTGTCGAACTCCATGCGTACGATGCGATCATCGATGCTAGCCATTAATCACCTTCCTCCATACCTCGTTGGCCATCTTGTCAAATATAGGCCTTAGGGCCGGGTTGATGTAGTCTCGCCCAACGACGTAGCCGCCGGTGCCTGTACCGTGTCCGTACTGGAGCAATATCGCAATCTTCGCTCCTTGGTTCTCGTTACGGTTGTTCCACCAGATGGTTAGACCGTTCCTGTGCTTTTCGATTCCGTAATACCAGGAACCAGCGGTCCTACCGGTGTCGTGTGGGGTATTGTGTGCCAGAGCATCGACACCCTGACGCCCGTATTGTTCGAGCCCCTCGTACATCTTGCCGTCTTGCATCTTGTGCAGCCAGTCAAGGGTCTCCTTGAAATCGCCTTGTGATACCAGCCGCATTCGATCCTCCTAGGCAAGGTCGAGATTGACGGTGAGCAACGGCACCATCGAAGTGTTGTACGAACCACCTTCCAGACCATAGATCTGAGAATATGCGTTCGTCGTACCACCTGATGTGGTATAGCCTGACGTGACCTCTGAAAACATCAACGTCTTCCCGGCGTTCATGTCGAGAATATGTTGAGGATCCAGAGTGAACGTCTTGGCTGAACTAGTCGTCCAACCATCGATGTCGTGTGCTGTTGCGGGTGACCAGTCGTTGTACGTTCCATCCAGTACCGTTGCTGGCATGTTCTGAGCATTTGCCTGCGTCCAGATGCCAAACCTTATGTACCCTGCAGGATATGTAAGGCCAGCACCAGGATTGCGATACAAGCGAATCGAAGCGCCCTTGACAGCAGGCCGAGCCGCCAAAGCTTCAGCAAGAGTCGTTGACCCTCCAACGTTGTTTCCCTTGAACTGAAGTAGAGAGACGGCTTGGTAAGGCTTCTCACCGTTGTAACGCCCAAGCAACAAGTCAGCCAAACCATCATTTGACTGTGAGAGGTTAGAGTCATAGTCAACCGCCGATCCGTCCCACCTTAGGTTCGTAGTGAACGTCGGATAGAATGTATAGGTGGCTGGGTCACTCTTCGACCAGGCTTTCACCCAGGCAGATCCGTTCCAATACCAAACTGCATTGGGATATGCCCACGCAGATCCCGTCCAGTACTTGAACATGATGCCATCTGTGATCGTTGCCCATGCAGATCCAGTCCAGTATTTGAGCAGCGACATCAGATATCGACCCAGATCCCCCCAGTGATGCCAGTTGGCGCTGAGGCTTGGACGAATATGAACGCCACTTTGTCGTACGTCACTGCATCAGCACCGATTTTGGCATTGGTCACAGCACTCGATGCGAGTTCGCTTGCGCCAACTGCACCAGCAGCAATCTCAGATGCACCGATGGCGTCCGGAGCAATCTGAGACGCCGTGATTGTGTTGTCAGCGATGTACCCAGCACTGACTGTCTTTGCTGCAAGCTTCGCACCGGTGATTGTGCCGTTGAGAATCGCTGTGGCAGTTACAGCGTTGGCTGCAAGTTCGGACGAGCCAACAGCTCCTGCAGCGATGGCATCCGCCGTGACGGAGTCAGTTGCGAGAGCAGCTGCGGTTACTGCATCAGCAGCAAGCTTCGTCGATGTCACAGCACCAGTACCGAGCTCTGCTGCAGTCACAGCACCAGCTGCAAGCTCTGACGCTGTGATGGCATCCGGAGCAATCTGCGAAGCAGTGATTGTGTTGTCAGCCATCTTCGCCGCCGTGACGCTCTTGTCTGCGAGCTTCGCTGTCGTGACATTGAGGTCCTTGATCTTGACGGTTGTGACTGCGTTGGCGGCAATCATCGTCTCCGTCACTGCATTGGCAGCTTGCACCGTTGCGACAGCAGCTGCGATCGCTGCATTCATCTGCGCCGTCGTGACTTCGCCCATCGGTCCTTGGATACCTTGCGGTCCACGGACATTCCCAGCATTGATCGGCGTGTTGTTGCGCATCTTGAGAATGAGGTCGTTGCCGACAACGTCACCATCGACGATGGTGGTCTCTTCGATTTCGAGCATCCGCTCTGCGGTGAATCCTGTTACAGTTGCCATCAGCTGATGTCCTCCTCGTTCTTGTCGCTGCTGCTGATTTCGTACGTTTCCGGGTCCAAATATTCAGCGTTGGCGTTGTTGATCACGAACGTCGTCTCATCCACCATGACGATGTAACCCTCACGAGCTGTTTCAGCAGACCAAGTGCCATCGCCATGATCGGTGATGATCATGCGGTCCCACTTGCGAATATAACTGATAAAGCCCTTAAGGGAAGGCATGGTTGGGATCTCGTCTTCGCCCGGTCCACCATAGAGAATTGTCTGAATATCCTCGATAAGCCACTCGTCCATCTTGCGGCTGTCAATGATGACATGTGATGTGGGGCGATAGTTGTCTACTGGCTCTGGAACCGAGGTAATGGACCACTCGAATTCCGACGGTTCGACCTCCAATGAGAGAGTTCGGTATGACCTGGTTGATGGAACAGCTGTCAGATTCCACAGCATGTGGATCTTGAACCACTCATTCCCGTGTCCATCGACGGTTTTCGTCTGATAGGACATGTGGAACAACTTTTGTGGTTGGTCAGCCATGTAGAGCCCAGCCTGCTCCTCTCCGATTCCCTCGTATTCGAGGAATTCGTCGGGATAGGTGAAAGCTCTGAGACTTGCGGTGAAATCACCAGCGATGATGATGTCGTTGAACTTGACACCATCGTAGTAGACCGATTCAAGGGAAGTTGTCGATTCGACATCGATCGACGTGAGGCCATTCCAGGCAACGCCACCACCGTCGGGAAAGTACAGAACTCCCTTGTTGATGCCTGTCTCGAAGAGCCGATCTTCCATCTGGTCCCAAACGAGGATTGGCATAGAACCTCCTAGCCGGACGTGTTGTACTTTGCCCTTCGCTCAGCGTTTAGTTCTCTGTTACGTCTAGCGATCTCTCCTCTAGACATCTTTGATGGCTTCTGCTGTTTGATGTTACAGATACGAATCAAAGAGAAGAGTCTGTTTAGATGCCAGGTTTCACAATCGAACGGGATGGTGAAGGCGACCATCCAGTAATAGATCAACTCCGAGGTGATGACCTCTTGCCGCCCTCTTCTTTGTTCGGGCAGCTTTCCAAACGTTGTCGCTGTCTGTTTGGACTCGATGTAGGTGTTGATCTCTTCGATGTTCTCTTTTGTAAGCCGTTCCCAGATGTTTGTTGGAACTTCTTGGTCGAGAATCATCATCCGTATGTACCAAAGAAGCTCTTCTGGAGTTTTGGTTTCAGTGGCCAAGAACGGTTTCTCGAATTTTGACTCCCATTTTGACAGCGAGAGTAGAGAATGCTCAAGGTGCAAAACAAAGTCCCCAACCGTCGAAAACTCCGACGTCTCTTCGTTGAACACCTCTTCACCAGACAGTACTAGTGTTAGCATTCTCTACTCTCCTGTCGATTGGTCAGGCTCCGGAGCTGAACGCTGCGATGACCTCGTCTGGGGTCGGCAGCTTTGCAGCCAAGGTTGCCCCGCCGTAGATGATCTCCTCGAAGGCCGTGAGGTCGGCCGCATCGACAAGGCGGCTGTCGATGACGATGAGGGAGGTGGGGCGGAGGCCGGTGACCGGCACTGGGGTGGTGGAGACCTCCCAGCTGAAGGTGATGGCCTCGGGGCTGTCGTTGATGGTGTTGTAGGCCTTCTCCGAGGGGGAGGCCTGACACCCGTAGACGAGGTGGAGCTTGTATCCGTGGTCCTCGCCCTCGAGGTCGTTACCCACCCGGGTGCGGTACGAGAGGCCGAAGATCTTGCGGACCTGTTGGCCAACGGCGACGCCGACCTCAGGGCTCACGAGACCGTCGAACACGGAGAACTCGTCCGGGTAAGTGAACGCCTCGATGGTGCACCCGAACTCCTCGGCGGAGAACAGGTTGAGGTACTTGATGTTGTCGGCGTACTGGGCCGTCGGCTCAGCGCCGGAGGGGCTCTCGGTAACGGTCGTGAGACCGTTCCAAGCAACTCCCGTGGCGTAGACGCCGGTGGCGTCCGGGATGTAGAGAACGCCATGATCGACACCGGTTTCGTAGAACCGCTCGCCGATGGAGTCCCAAACGAGTGCTGGCATGTTGCTTCTCCTTAGAAGAAGAGTCGGAAGACGTCGTGGTTGAGGTTGTCTGCTGTGTAGAAGCGGTCATAGACACACAAAGGCATCTTCATGATTGCTTCATGAATGGCGTCATCTGGATCTTCAGCGATCACAGTTACCAGGTAACGCTTCTTCAATGCGTACGGTGCATCATCGGCAAACTGAGTAACCGTGTTGTCACGCTTGTAGACAATCGCCGGATACTTCATTTGCACGGTTGGTGGTGGCTG